AGATAATAAACCTTCTGAATAATAAATATCTTTAGGAAAATCATTTTGCTTTACAGCCTTTTCAACAGCCTTGTTAATCTTTATGCTGCCTATTGTTTTCTTTTGTGTTGAATAGTCGAATAAATAAACAACATCTTCGTTATCTGTACGCTGTACATTTACCGCGCTATAATATTTACGAATTATAGTTAATGCTTGTGCTATTTTTTTTGAATAGTTTACCATGTGTTTTTATTTTAAAAAGGGGCGGTTTCCCGCCCCCGAATCATTAAAACTAAATTGTACCGTTAAAAGTATCGTTACATGCAGCGCTATCAGTAATAGTAAGCTGTGCAGCACCTGTATTAGTACTTGTAGTGTAGAAATTGCTATAAGTTCCATATACATTTGATTCGCCTAAAATTTGTGCATTAGGCGCACCATCAAATGAGTTAGAATCTAAAACCCAGTCAAGGTTAGTAAGGCTTGCACCTGTTGAAGGCGTTGAAGCGCTGTAAACATTGTAAAGTGTTTCAGTAGAAACAGTAAGCGCAACATCTGTAGTTGTAGCAGAAACAATTACAACCGATGTAACTGTATCATTAGTCAAAACATAGATTGTTAACGCTGTGCCATCCCAACCACCTGCAACTGTGTAAATTGAACCTACACTTGCAAGGGCAGCCTGTGCAGCGGCTACAAAACCATTAGCACCACCTGAAGTACCTGTATCAAATGTACCACCAACTGAGAATGGTAAGCCGTTGATTTGAATTGCAATAGCATCAGTAACATCAACTTCAATACCTTCAAATTGCTCAACTTCAACTTCTCTTGAGTAGAACAAAGCGTTACAAGCTACTTCACATGCTTCAGCAGATTCGCAGAACGTTGCATCAGTTGCATTTGGTGCAGCAACAAAACCGCAAGCTGGTTCAATATCGCAATATCCTGTATCAGCGCAAACAACTTGATATTTGAATACATCAAGTACACCATCAAATAAACAGTCGTTAACTGCCCAACATTTAGGCATACCAACTACCGCCCAGTTAGTAGCGAATTGGATGTATAGTTCAATTTCATCATTACACTTAACATATGACATAACAACGTCATGTTCGATGCCTAACCAAGGGTCAACAACAGTAGTACGCATTTGATCTTCAAAGTCATAGGTAAACTGACCTTTGTTCTTTGCGTAAGTTACAAGTTGAAGCGCACCCGGTGCCATTGCGATAATGTCGCTTGTGTTACCTAATGCAGCAGGTAGGTTTGTATCGTAGTAGATAGAACGTGTAATTTCAAGCAAAGATGCATCAAAACCATTATCGTTACCGCTTGCAATAACACGCGCTTTACGGTATTGGTCAAGCAAAGTACCACCGATAAGAATCAATTGCTGTTCAATTTCAGCTTGTTTGCGGTCGCTATCTAAGATAGATTCACCAACAGGATTGATACCTAAACCACTTGAAAGGAACAAAGGCAAAGACTTAGAAGTAACAGCAGGATCAGCACAATCGCACTTAACGAATGAACCAACAAAACCACCGTTAGCTACAACAGTTGCAACTTCTTTACCTAATTTGTTAATGTGGTTTCTAAGAACTTCATTAACATAGCTGTTTTGATAATCGGCGCGGCTTTCTTTGATACAACGAATTAGTTCATCATCAATTTTAATTTTTTGAGAAACTGTTTTGTTAGTAATTTCTACTTCATCATAAAGCGGCTTAACTACATCGCCATCAGTAGGGCAATATTCTAAACTTGTAGCGTTAGATTCAGAAAGACGCGGGAAAAAACGGCGTGCAACTTTGTACACTTTACCGTTACCTTGCTCAACGGCTTGAACGTTGCCAAGTTTTACCTGAGATGCTGACTTATTAGCAGCAGAAACAAGCAATTGCAAAAGACCGATGTTTGGAGATGGCATAGAACGCATGCCGCTGTTATTATTCAGCGATATGTCTATAATTTTCCACGCATCAGCGAGTTTTATAGTTGACATTTATTGTAATTTAATAATATAAAAAATTGTTTTTGTTTTGGCATTTTCCACGCTGCCATGCGTACTTTTTTTTTCTGTGCCGCAGCACCCTATTTTGTGAGAGGTCGTTACTGCAAAGATAAGATGTTTTAAAATAAATAATTTTATAAATTTTTTATAGAATATTTTGCACTAAAAAAGGCAGCCCTTTCGAACTGCCCTGACAAACTTTAAACCAAACTTACAAACTAAATTAAACCATTATCTTGCATGTATTTTAATCGCGCTGGGTGAATACCGCTTTTTGTTTTTTCGTCAATCTCGAAACTTTTTGTTTGCCCGCCGTTACTTTGTTTTTCGAAATTGTATTCAGCTGCAATAATTTCAAATAGCGTTTCATACTTTAGGTTTTCCGTTGGTTTAGATGGATGCTTTACGCGGTTACCATCTTTGTTAACCCATATGTTAGAATCGCCATCAATTTCAAAATCAAAACCGCGCTCACGTATTTCAGCTTCTAAAATGGCGCGCATTTCTTTAGGTGCTAAACGTGCATTTTTTACAGATTCAACTAATGAACCGCGTACCTTATCTATTTGCTGATTTTTAATGTAGCTTTGAAATTTACCTTGTTCTTCTTTAATAGCTTGTTGCATTAGCATTTCTTTTTCATTTAGCTTTGCATTTGCTAATTCAAGTTGTTGGGTTAGCTGTTGTAGTTTTTGTGCATCAGCAGATGTGTATTCTTGCTTTAGCTTTTCAATCATTTCAACTTGGCTATTTTTCAAATCAGAAACAATGGTTTTAAACCTATCTTTTTTATCTATTGCTTCATATTTTTTTAGGTCAATCGCAAAAGCATCAGCAATCTGTTTTTCTGTTTTTGCGTATGCAGCACCAAATAGTTCCGCGCTTTTAGCTTCTTCAATCTGTTTGCCTAAACGTTCCTGTACAGTACGTTCAATTTTAGATACATAACCTGTTACGGCTTCATCTAATGTAATTTCATTTGATTCTAATTTTGAAATTAGTTCGGGTTCAATACCCAATTTTTCTACAAATTTGTCAAGCATTTTCACGTGTGTTTATGTTAAAAAAAAATTTAGTAAAATCTTCAAATGATATACTTAGCGGCAATTCAAAACCGCTTTTTAAAATAACCTTAGTAAACTTTTCGCCATCATCCCATTCTGATTTATAGAAGGTTGCTACTTCATCAAGATCAATATAACAATAATCTTCAAGTTCAAGAACAAATTCAGTTTCTTTATCTGACTTTAGATGTTCATCTATTTGTTTTTTTATTTTTGCCGCTGCTTTGTAGTCTTCAATTTTAACAGCTTCATCAAAATCATTTTGAAGTTCCTCAAGTGTTAGCGGTTCTTCATTGTATTCAAGCTGAATAACAAATTTGTGAAATCTTGGCATATTATCTACGTTTATTTGCGCAGCCGCAGCCGCGTTTAGGGGTTACTGTTCTTTGAATAGGTTGCGCTGGTTCTGATACGTGAATAGTGCCAAGATAGTTATAATTACCTGTTTGCTGTTCAGCGTACCATTGCGCGGGGGTAAATTGGTATTCAGTACCGTTTGTTTTATGCTTTGCTTTTATTACTAACATGCTATAATTCTATTAGTGTAAAGTTAATAAGTTGGTTTGCTTGGAAGATTTTGATAGCTTCGAACCATCGCGCATCAGGAACAACTAAACAACCAGCTGACCAACTATCAACAGCATGACCGATGCCGCCACGGTGAAAGTTGATGCCATACCAACCTTTTGTTTTAACTGCCTTATCTAATTTGCGGTCACGTGTATTATCGCGGAAAATTTCTATTGCACCCGCTTGATAAAAGTAAGGAGCATTTAACCAAAGGTGCTTCCAATCACGCGCAGTAACAAATTTATGTGAGCCGATCACTTGCTGTTCACATGCAACCGCGCTACCTGTAATGCCGCCAACAGTAAGCGGATTAAATACAATAAAATCGCCGGGTGTAGTGCTGCATGGTAAAATCATGTCGGCGATGCGGTTATTAAATCTGATGCAATAATCTGAAAACTTATTATCGAATGTTTGGTCTGTTCTAATCCAAACTAAATCATTTACAGGCTTAACCCATCCTCTTATATTCATTTCCGCATCAATCCATTGCTTAGCACCTGTAAGTGTTAAGGGCCCAACTATGCCATCAATGGTTCCTGTATAATAACCTCGGTCTTTAAGTATTTTTTGAAAGTTTTTCATGTGTTATTTTTTAATATAGTTTTGCGAACGTACCGGGTAAGCGATATGCCTACAATTATAACCGCCGCGATTTTGACAAAAGTTTTCGGGCGTTGTATCGGGTATCATACCAGTACCGTTATTATCTGCCCAATCTATTTCATCTTGCAAATCTTCAAATAAAATCAAACCTAATTTGCCGTTTTTATCTTCTTGTACCCATCGTTCACATTGTGCGCGGCTATCTTTAACAATAGAACCAACGTAAAGCAAAGCATCCATCTTATAAGACTTTCGCACCGCTTCGTTTACTACACCATCATACTGTAATAACGCGTCACGTGATGCCTGTAAACTAATTCTTTTTAAAACGCCTTGCCGCGCTTCAGTTGTTGTTAATTGGCCTGCAATCGAAGTAACAACATCTGTAAGGCTGCTACCTTGGTTAACTGCAATTAGCAATTCATTTTTAAGCGGGTTTATTAGATTTACATTTAAGCCTTGACCTTGCATCGCCGCAATAACATTATTAACAGCATAGCGCTTAAATGGGTTTAAAAAACTTTTTGTTATATCAATGCCGTTTAATTCTTGTTGTGCAAGCTGTGTATTTGCGCCAATTTCATCAAAGTTTTCTAAAAAAGCCGAAACCATTACATTATAACCAGCCTTTTCTAAAAACCTGTTTATAGCAGTTTTAAACGAACTTAAACGCGCTATGTTTTCTTTAGACCTTACTAAATTGCCAGATGTAGTTCTAAACTTATTTATCCAATCAACGACCTGTTTTACAAATTTCGGTTCTACTTTATTAAACCGCTTTTGTAAAATTTCTAATGCTTTATCGTTAATTCGTTCAGGTTTGTTGAAGTCCATTAGTTATTATCTTCGTCGTTATCGTCGTTATTATCTTCATCATTATCTGAATCATCCGAATTATCTGAATTATTAAACTCATCCATATTAACTTCGGGAATTACATTACTTGCAACGGCATCAAACCTTGGCGCTAACTTTGCATCAATAGCGTTTTTAATAGCTGTATAATCATTATTCATAATATCAAAACCTTCATCGTAATACAATTCTGTAACAGCATCAAAAACAAACTGCGCGCTTATTGCATCCTTTTCTGTTATTTGGCCCGATGCTAACAAATTTACGCGTTCATCTACCGTATAAAGATAAGCACTATTATACATTGCGCAAATGGTAGCTATTTGGCGCGCTATTGCATCAGAATTGTAACGGCGATCAACATAGCTAATATAACTTTCGTAACGTATAGCAGTCGGCAAACCTTTTTGCGATAGTGCAAATTCTGCCATTAGTTCAGTTTCGGTTTTAAGGTCAAAACTGATAGGCGGGTTTACCATTATCGCACTTTCAGTATCCATAAACACAATGGCCTGAATAATACGCAAAACATCTTTATAACGCGCATAAACATCATCTGATATTTTACCTACTTCTATGTATTCTGGTTCGCGGTCTAATTCTTTAGCCACGCCTGATTGTGCAGCTTTTAAACTGCGATTGATATTTAGTACTTGTTCGGCTTTGCCTAATGCTTCAGAAGCTACTTTGTTAGTTTCTTGAATAGTGCTAACATCAGGCGAATAATAACGTATCGGTTCAACTTGCTGCTTATCATTATCGCCAAACTTTGATGTAGTAGGATTTAAGTTATACGCTGCCAATGGCGTTATGCTTAACGTTTTGCCATGACCGCTACATGTTTTACAAGTTATGCTGTTATCGTAATTATTTGGATCAGGTACGCGGCCCACACCATTACAACTGTTACAATCAACCCCTTCAACAAATTTAATAGGGAAGCATGTCGCAAGCATAACCGATTTGTGCTGATTATCAAAAATAGCAGCATCGTTAAGATAAGGTATTGCAGGGCTAAAATCAGACTTATAAATTTTAAACGTATTGCCATAAGTATCATATTTAGGTACAACGCGACCGCCTAAAGTTACCCACGGCATTATACCGCTATTGTGTTCATAAATAACCTCAAACATTGTTTTATCACCATAGGCGCGGGCCTGTGCGTAAAACATATCGGTAACAATGTGATAGTATAGCGGATTTTCAATACCTAATGTAGCATATTTGTTTTTTGATATGCCTTTATATATTAGAAGTCTGTATTCAGAGTCGTTAAAAACAATCCTATCAGACTGAATTACTTTCATATCTACATTAACGCGCACGTTATCGGTTTCAATACCTTCTCCTTTAGGTTCGATAAGTAAAACGGCGTTCGGATCAAGTACGCGGTTTGGAATAAAAACAGAAAATACAAAAGACTGTAAAGTATTTTCGCCAAACTTTTCATTTTCGGCAAATTGCTGCATGTCCATATTTTCAAACCTAACAGAATGCTTTGCAGAACTTAGCAGCCTATGCAGTTCGGTTATTGCCTTAACCAATGGCGATTCTGTTTTAGGCTGATATGTATTTTTACGATAGTTTAATATCTGTTCATCTTCATTTGGAAATGCTTTATCTAACGCGGGCGGCACTTCACCGTAGAAGTGAGGCTTAATGCTTTCATAAATACGCTTCCAATCCGCTTTGAATGGGTGTACAGGCGGGTTTAGTATTGTAGCATTTACAGTATTTAAAAATTCGTAAAACTGTTCTATGTTCATTCTATTTAATTTTAAATAGGGCGGCTACATTATATAACCGCCCTTATAAATACTATGGTGTAATTGTAATTACAAGTGAACCAGTTACGCCCGAAGCATCATTAGCTGTTGCGATGACAGTAACAGTACCCGGTGCAGTAGCAGTAAGCAAACCACCACTGCTAATAGTTGCCGTACCTGTGCCGTTAACAACAGACCATGTAACAGTAGCATCAGTAGCGTTTACAGGTAGTACAGCTGCAAGCATTTGCAATGTAAGACCATCGCCAACAGTTGTTACGTTACCTGTGCCTGTTACAACAATTGAAGTAACCCAACAAACGTTATAAGGTAGTGTTAGCAAGAAGTCTAAAGATAATTGGCTAAATGTACCTAACTGTTCGTTGTATCTGAATTCAACAGTCCAGTAAGCATCATCTTCATCGGTTTCTGCAATCTGATAGAACGGTCTAACAGTTACGTTTGAATACCAACCTAAAAATCTACCATCGCAAGTTACAAAACCAAATTCATAACCAGCAGCTTTAGCAGGATTTGAAAGGAAATTATAAAGCGCATCAATCGTAAATGTAAGGTCATTTTCTGCATCGGTTAGTGATACAACACGCGACTGTTTTACTACCTCCTCCTGACCGCAGCTACCACGCTTTTTAGTAGTAAATTCAGGTGCAGGCAAACCACCGCTAATACGTGAACCGTTAACGCGGCCAAAAACATTTTTATCAGCTATTGCAGTTTCCCATTCAGTAGAATCTGTAATATCGGCAAATTCGTAGTTACATTTTTTTGCAAACCAACCAGCAATACCACCGCTGTATACAGTTGAATCGCATGGGTCGCAAA